CATGCGCATGGGCGCGGGCTTAGGGTCCGACATACCGCGGACGCCGCCCGGCTGTGACACTAAAATACCGGCGGGCTTAGGGTCCGACATACCGCGGACGCCGCCCGGCTTGGGCTTGGGCTTGGGCTTGGGCCCTGCAATCATCGGTCTAACCGGTCTCGGCGAGGCGGGAGCAGTTGCGATCTGCTTACCCATGTTTCCGCGGTTCATCATTTCTTCTTCCCCTTTTTCACGCCCTTGATAGAGCCCTTGTTTTCAGCGGCGTAGAAGACGCGAGCACCGGCCTCCTTGCCATACTGTTTGGCCATCGCGGCCTTAATCTTTTTACCCTTAGCGTTCAGCGGCATGTCAGCACTTCCATGCTCGCAGGCTCTTATTGATCCTGCTGTTGGGGTCATTGGCCGTCTTGGCCGACGTGAGCTTCTTCTTCATACCCTTCATCCGGGCACAGAAGCTGTCTCTGCGAGCGCCGCCCTCGGGCTGAGGGGCTTTCAACCCCGGTTTCCCGGGGTTGGCCTTGTTGTAGCTGGCTCGGCCCTTGGCATTTAGCCCGCCTTTCGGGTTCTTACCTTCCTTGCGGGTCCATGCTGGTGACTTGGCCATTTCATCATCACCCGTAGTAGATGTTGATGGATTTCAGGTTGTTGGCGTAAACATACACGCCGATCATCGCCAGCATGCCGTCCCCGGGAACAGAAAATCCGTTGAAGAAGATATCTGACGCAGAAGTATGGTATGTGGCAAGCCACCCTGCGTTGTTCCCGTTCTTGGTGCTACGGACGTACCGGCAGACAGTGCTCGTGGCGATGGTCCCACTGTTGATGTCTGTGAGGGTGAAGGTGTCCGTGCCGGTGACAGTGATCGCATAGTTGCCCGGGGTTGCGATTACGCCGCTGGCCTCTTCATACGAAATGCCAATGACGTCACCGGTTTTTAGGCCGTGCGCACTCTTGGTCACGGTCACGGTATCGCCGCTGCGCCCATAGGTGGCAGCCACGGGCGCGACGTCGGTGTCCCAGACTTCAAGTATGCCGCCGTCGTTTCCGCCGACGACATCAATCGCCTTAACGCGAGCCCTGTTCTTGTAGATGAAGCCACTGCTGTGCAGGTGGCCACTGCGTACATCTGTCGCGCCCATGGTGCTGTGCTCCTATTAGCTGAGTGCTGCGCCAACAGCAGTGACCCAAGCAGAGCCGGTCGAGATGACGAGGCAGAACTCGTTGTTGCCAGCGCCGTTGTCGTTGATGAGGCGAACTTGACCAGCGTTGCCAGCGGCAGCGGCGGGCAGCGATGCGGTCGCGATGGCGGTGAGCTTAACGAAGCTGGTGACGGTCACGTCGCCCGAGACATCACCGGTGACGGAGCCAACGAAGCCGTTGGTCGAGGTCACGGGACCTGAGAAGGTTGTGGAAGCCATGGTAGTACCCCTTGCACAAGGATTCGCCGCGCAGTCTGTGCATCGTCAGGTCGGGCGTCCTGTCTGCGTGGCTGATGTTACCCTGCGCGCAGTGTACACTAGGTTTTGGGGTTAGTCGAGCCTGTTGGGATCGGCATAGCGAAAGTGCTTTCCGGCATTCTTGCCGCGGATAAGTGGGCGGTCTGCCGCTAAGGCTTTTGCGAGCATCCCGGGGGAAAGACCAAACACCGCTTTTACCTCCTTTAGGCTCTGAAAAACCTGACCCGACGTGACCTCGACGATAGCTTTATTGTACTTCGCCGCGTGTTCAGAGCCCCGTTCTTTACCTTTGCGCATAGCGCTGAGCTTTGCACGTGTTTCGACAGTTGCTCGTTTCCCGAGGTTAGCTTCTCGCAGCTTCGCCTTAGTCTCCTCGGAGACGGCCTTACCCGACCTGTTGGCACGCATGAGTGCTTTGGACTCCTCTGAATGCGGTAGCCCAAGTCTTGGGTGGATATTTTCTTCGTAGTGCTGCTTTAGGGCCTCGGAAATGCGCTCTTTGTGCCTGTCGCTCCTGACAACACCTCGGCTTGAGTTGTCCGTGTACCGAGCCATGTTGTAGCACTGATTAGTGCCGTGGTGTTCGTTCAAGAACACTTGCTCAACGCTGTGTAGCTCAGCAGGGTCGTCGACCTCGGCAACGATACGGAAGACAAATGAAGCCGCCCCGTACTTGTTCCATGCGTTTTGCAGGGGCAAACAGTGGTGTGTCCCGGCAGCGAGCTTTCGACGATGCGTGCGTACGCGCGTACGCCACGTTATGGTGCTGCCGACGTAAAACTTCGCGTTCGTAAGGTTGATGATCTTGTAGATGACAGACTTTTCAGAGTGTTCCATGCTCGGCTCCAACGGTGACTTCTGTACCGAAATAGGTAGCTAGCTGTCACAATTGCGTCAAGCGTTTTCTTGGGGTGTCTTTGGTTGGAAAAGAAAAGGCCCGCCGAAGCGGGCCTTAACTACTTGGTTTTGTTGGCTTATGCGCCCGGCGAGGCGTACATGGCCAGCGGGTCGGAAACGCCGAAGCTATAACGCTCTCTTGCTTTATACCTCACGTTCCCTGTATCGAAGTCACCATCCATTGACGTCGACATAGCGACGCGGACGAAGTGCTTCAAACCGTTCGGGATGTCGGTGGTGAGGTACCACGCGTCATTGTCCGTCAGGTAGTGGTTCACTGCGTAACCGCCCGGGATCGAGCCGTTCGACTTGAGGGCGTTGAGATCGTTATCGGCGGTGCCGACGCGGAGCTCAGTTTCCAGCAGGCGAGTAGCCACGAACATCAGCGACGGCGGAACAATCAGCTTGCGCGGACGGGCAGCGATCAGCAGACCGCGTTCGTCTTTGTAAGCTGCGATGTCGATCACAGCCTGTTCCAGCGAGGTTTCGTTGAGGTCGGCGTCAACCGAAGGACGGTTGGAGTTGGTGCCGCCAGCAACGGTCGGGTGCGCCGTGTTGAACAGGGTCACACCGTCGCCCGATTGGAACGTGGTGAAGCCGGTGTTCAGCAGCGAGGCAGCCTTGACCTGCTTGGTGTACGCCATGGCGCGAGCGAGCGCCTTGGTGTAGCGGGCCGAGAGCGAGTCGTACAGGTTGTCTTCCATGGCTTCCTCGGTGATCGAGAAGCCCATGGCCACCGTCTCGTGATTGTAACGAGCGGTGAACGATTCCTGTGCGTTGTCATACGAGATGGCAGAGCCTTCCGGTTTCACCGGTGCTGCGCCAAAACCGGACAATTTGACTTCCTCTTCGAACGAACGTTCGGAGCTTTCAGTCTCATAAATCTCGGCATGCTCGTTTTCGTACTTGGCGTACTCAAGACCGAACAGGGCGTTGAGGCCCGGAAGCAGTTCTTTAAGGGCCTGTGCGCGTGAAATAGCCATCTGTCAGCCCTCCTTACACGCCAACAGCAGCGGTCAGCTGCGTGTAGTTAAGTTTCACGACCAGCAGCGGGAACGAGGTGCCGGTTTCGTCGCCACGAGGGCCACCGACGTAGTCGATGATTCGCAGCGGGAGGTTGGCATCGGTGCCGATGGTGGACGCATCGAGTGCGACGCGCGAGGCTTTGAACGTGGTGTTCACCGCACCCTGAACAATCGCGGCGTTCTTGCCGTAGATGTCCAGCGAGTTGGTGATGGCCTCGTCAGCCTGCACAACGTACAGGGCCTGCGGGTCGTCCACGACGAACGCGAGCGCGTCCGAAGCAACGGTGCCGGTCGGCCACATGTTGCTGAACGTGATCTGCCCAGTCGAGGGGTCGGTGTACGAGCACCCGACAAACACGCCGAGCATGGCGATGTCAGCAGAAGTATCGCCAGTGGCGGTCTGCTTGGTGATCGTGGTCGAAGTGCCGTTGTCAACGAGGTTGACGATATCTCCGGCGGCGATGTTGACGGCGAGACCCGACGCGATGGGGTACTGGCGGAAAACCTCCAGCGAGCCATTGTCGAGACGGCCAGTCACACGCAGACCGAAGGGAGCATTGACGGAACCCATGGGTTCTCTCCTTCATCTACAGAGTTGTGTTCACGGCAATCACTTGCCGAACGATGTTTTTGTCGAGCGCTCGGGCCGAAGCACGGGCATACGCGGGTCGTTCTCACGCATGAAATTGCGGTCAACTGCGTCGATCTGGTTTTGAGCCATCTCGAGTTGGCCTTCCACGCGTGCGTCCGCGTCTTCAACCGGAATGCTGCAGAGCAGCAATCCACCAACTTCGACGTTGCCTTTAAAGCGCGAGTCGAGGTCGGACATAATTTGCAGCTCAGGATAATCCTCCGCCCTTACAGGCGTGTAGCCCTCTCGGAACCGAGACGACACGTTCGTCATGTCTGCGTTACCCATTGTGGAGGTGCGAATCCACCGGAACTTGATGCCCGGACGGTCTTCGGGGGTAGGCAACATGGACTGCCGCTTCCACGTTTTTTTGCGCGGACTCGTGTTTTCGCGAGTCTCGAGAGTACGTGGGGTCCGATCAGCCATTTGTCATATCCTTTAGCTTTTGCGCCGCGAACACCTTGAGAGGTACACCAAGGCGCTTGGCGAGAGCGGCCTCAGAGGAGGTTAGCACGACCTTGCGTGGGGCTTTCGTGCTGCGAGCAGCAGGGGCGACCACGGTACCAGCCTGACGTCGGGGTGCTTTTTCCTCAATCTGCCCGTCGTCAAACCTATCTGGGAACGTGCGGCGAACCGCATCGTCGATCTTAGAGTAATACAAATCACTCTTCGGATCAATTCCTTGTGCTACGAGGTCCTCGTGGATGCCCATAGCGAAGCCGGTCATGGCTTTGTCCTTCATGAACCAAGCGTTCTTCTCGGCCCACTGCATCGCCCGGTCGTCGGGCTTAGCGATCTGCGGAGCAGCTTGCTGCTGCGGCGCGGGTGCTTGCTGCTGCACAGGGCGCGGCCTGTAGTTCTGCACCCGGTCATTCTCGACCTGTAACTTGAGCAGCTTCTCCTGTGCGGCAAGCACAGCATCAGCGTCACCGCTCTCGTAGGCGGACTTGTAGGCCGCGCGTGCGGACGTGAGCTCACTCTCAAGGCGGGCCTTGGTCTGGCCGACGAGGACAGTCTCACCCTCGGCATAAGCCTTGCGGAGCTGCTCGTTCTCCTTACGGATTTTCTCAGCGTAGGAAATGGCCTCCTCACGGAGACGAACAGCCTCTTCCTTGGCGCGGCGTTCGGCGTGCTGGTCGAACTTGAGCTTGTTGATGCGTTTTTTGACGCTATCGGAGTAACCCTCTAGGTCGTCATCATCAGCACCTTTGGACTCAACCTCGGTTTCTGGGGCTTTCGGCTTGCCTTTATCGGGCTCTGGGGTGTCGTCTTGGACTTCGATCTCCAGATCGTCGTCGGCGTCCAGTTCCACTTCGATGTTCTCGCTCATGCTCTGCTATACCCCCGTGGGTCTTCGACAACGGCCTCGACCGTGTCATCGTTAATCAGACGAAACTCCTTGCCCATCACCTTGAAGCGGGTGCCTGAGTAGGACCGGAAGATGATGAAATCGCCTTCCTTGCACCAAGGGCCGGACGGGAACTTGTTCGCATCGCTGTAGGCCTCGGGGCCCGCTTTGATAACGAAACCGATGACGGATGCCGTCTCCTCAGCCTTTTTCAGCTGATCTGGCATGTACACGCCACCTTCGGTTTTCTCGCTGACTTCGGGGACTGCGATCAGCAGTCTGTAACCGGAGGGCTCAGGCA